CAACCCCCTCGCCGGCCTGCCGGAGTATCGCAACACGCTGGCCAGGATGTTGGAGACGGTGAACATCGCCGACATCTCGTCCTACTTCAAAGCCCTGCCGCCCGACTTCGCCCCGCCGCCACAACCACCCCCGCCGCCCAATACCGACCTCATCCTCGCCGACGTGCAGAACAAGAAGACCAACGCCGACATCGAGAACACCCGGGCGGACCAGCAGACCAAACGCGCCTCTCTCCTCCTCGAGGACGATCGCGAGCGGGACAAATCCGCCCTCGATGCCTGGGTGAAGGCGTGGGTGGCGGGGGCGGCGTCCGGCATGGTCGTCCCCTCTCTCGACGAGTTCAAAGCGGCCATGAAGTCCAACGCCCCGGCGGTTGGACTGCTGTCGGACCTCCCGCCGCCCACCAGCCCCCAACCCCCGGCGGTTGGCGCGCCTCAACAGCAACAGAAGCCGCCTCAAGGCCCCCAGGGCATGCCGATGATGCCCCCTGGTCCTCCCCGGCCGCCCATGATGCCCAACCCCCCTCAACGCCCCATGGCCCCGCCCCCAGGCCCCATCAACCCGGAAGCCGCCAACACCATTCGTCAGTCCCTGGCGACGGGCCGCTTACCGACAGCGTATGGACAACTGACCCAGCGGGCCTCCGCCTTTCCGCTCAACGGCCCCGGCGGACCGCCTTTACCATCGCCAGGAGGCAACCCATGAACCTCGTCCTCCTCATCATCATCCTGCTGCTGCTCTTCGGCGGCCTCGGCGGCGGGTATTACGCCCACAACATCTACGGCGGCTGGTATGGCCCCGGTATTGGCATCGGCGCGATTCTGCTGATCATCCTGTTGTTCGTTTTACTGCGCGGTTACTGATCATGGCCGGTATGAAGCCCCCGCGCGGTCTCCTTTCCCCCGTCGTCGATGACGCGGACTGGGAGGAGCGAATGGATGCGAAACGCCCCTACGCCGGGAATACTGATCAGGACATGATCGCTTATCCACCCGGTTATCCCGGTTACGGGATGCCGGAAGCACTGGAGGAGAATCTGCCTCAGATGCCGGGATATCCCGTGGAGGGCACGCTTCCGGTCAGTCTCCGAAAGGCCCTCCGCACCCTCGGGGCCAGAAGATGACACTCTCCGCCGAGCGCCTCATCCAGTGCGAGGCGGCGAAACGCTTCATCGCCGATCCGCACTTCAACGCCCTGCTGGACCGTATCGCCGAGGACGCGACCCGTAACGCGATATTCCTCGAGGACGCCTCCAACCGCGAGGCCAGCCGTCAGTTGATCCTGGCGATCAAACGGGTCTGGGAGGAACTCCAGGCCGACGCCGAGGCCCCCGAGGCCGACGCGGCGGCGACCCTTCATTCCCAGAGCATGGAGTAAGCCATGGCCTCTCTGCTGCTTCCCGACGACGACCCCTCGGCCCCCGCCCCGCTGCTCCAGTTGCCCGACGAGCGGCCGCCGTCCCTCCAGCCGGACCCGCGCGCCGATGCCCTTGGCCAGACCTACCGGGACATCACCGACTACATGGCCCAACAGCACCAAAAGGGGGTCGATGAAGGTTACTGGGCCGGCGGCGGCCTGCTGGAAGGTGGCCATCCCACATTGAAGGCGTTCAACAGCGCGGTAGACTCCTATGCCCAGGGACTACAGGCGGGGACACTGAAAGGCCCTGGACCCTTCACGACGTATCAAGGCTCACCGCACAAATTCGCGCCGACGCCGAAGAACCCACTGGGTGAGTTCTCCAACACCAAAATTGGCTCCGGCACGGGCGGACAGTCCGAGGGGATGGGTCATTACACCGCCGAGAACGAGGCGGTGGCGCAACATTATCGTAAACTGCTGGCTGGTCCTCGCGCCGATTACGTCGGTGAAATCGCGCCGGAGTTCAAAGCCGTCCTGAAGGCCGAGGATTACCTTGGCTTCGACACGCCAGGGCAGGCCATCACCGCGATGCGGACACATCCCGACTGGGCGACCCGTTGGGACCCCGTGAACCCAGGCGCCCTCAAGGCGGGCCTGGAGGCCCATGACGCGGCGAAGTATGCCGGCCAGGGGCACATGTATGAAGTGAAGATAAACGCTGATCCCGACCACTATTTGTCATGGGATACGCCGCTCGGTCGTCAGTCCGATACTGTCATTGATGCGTTCAAACGGAACTTCAATATTCCTTCCGAGGCGTCCTTGCCTCCAAAACTCGCGGATATGACGGGAAAAGAAATATACCGGGCGATGGAAAGAAGTGTCGGTAAAGAACAGGCGGCGAAAGTCATGCAAGAGAAGTATGGCCTCCCTGGCGTGAAATACCTCGATGCTTCTTCCCGCGCTCAGGGCGAAGGCACGGAAAACTACGTCACCTTTGATCCCGCTAAAATGGAAATCATCAGACGCTACGGCCTCGCCGGCCTGATGCTGGGCGGCGGCGGTCTCCTCTCACCCGACAAACAAGAGCAATAACCATGTCCGAATCAACTTCCACCCCCTCCGCCCCCGCCCCTTCTTCCACGCCCGCCTCCGCGCCAGCCCCCAACGCTGCCCCAACAGCCCCTTCCTCCGATCCCGGCGTATCGCCGCCGGCGAATGACCGCCCGCCGATCTCCGTCTCCGAGGCGGCACGCCTGCTGTCGCGCCAGCGGCGCGAAGGCGCGCCCCCTCCGCCGCCAGCCACGGCCCCCGAGAGGCGTCCACCGGCGGCGGAACTGGCGAAAACACCACCTCCGGCGGTCCCGACGCCCCAAACCACGCCAACACCGGCCCCCTCGCCACTCAGCGCGATGGAAAAGGCCCTTGGCGTGCCTCCAACGGCCCCTCCATCGCAAGAGTCCACACCTCAGACCCCTCCAGCCTCCGTTGACGGCCCGTTACCTGGTGAAATCGAGATCGAGGGCCGTAAATTGCGGACCATGGCGGAGTTGCGGAAGTACGCCGCCGATAAATCGGCTGATTACACCGTTAAATCGCAGGAACTGGCGACGGAAAGGCAGGCACTGGCGGCCGAACGCCAGCAGATGCGGGCTCAGCAACAGGCGTTGGCCGAAGTCCTTCCTCATATCCAGCCGGAACTGCTGCGCCTTCAGGAAATGGTCCAGAATCCGCCCCAGCCGCCTGATCCATCCCTGATCGAGACCAATCAGCAGCAGTATCTGCGCGAGCGCGCCCAGTATGAGCACGCCCTGGCCGAGCAGCAGCGGCTGTTCAGTCTCAATAACCTCCAGAGCGCCGCTCAGCAGCGGGCGCTGGAGCAGCAGGTCGCCGTCGCCAATGAGCAACTGGCGAAGGAACTGCCGTTCTGGGCCGACCCCCAGCAGCGGCTGGAGGCGCAGCAGCAGATCGTCGAATGGGCGACATCCAAGGGTGGTTTCAGTCGTGACGAACTACGTGGTCTGTCATCACCACATCATCTCAAGACCATGATGAAGGCGGCGATGTTCGATCGCTGGGTGGAGGGCGCGAAAACCTCCGCGCCGCCGTCATCCTCTGTCCCCGCGCGTGGCGTGGCCCCGCCGCCCGCGCCCTCGGAGCGCATCGCCGCCGCCACCGAGGCGTTCCAGGCCCGCCCCGATGCCCGTAGTGGCGCGGCCCTGATCGCGGCGCGCCGGGCGGCGATGAATGGTAATGGCTCCGCGCGTTAACCCTGGACAACCCGTCCATCTCGTCTCAATAATCCGCCGTCGCTCAATGGAGTGCGAAAGCACCCACCGGAGAGTGGGCCGTGCCGTCGTCAGAGGCCCTTCCCGCCCCGTGGAGTGAGCGATCACCCACCACGCCAGGCGTGTCGAGACCAACGCGAAACCAACCTCTCATCATCGGTTTCACCGCGCGAGCGGCTCCACGTGGAGCGTCGCGCCAGCGTTGGAGACATGCGACATGGCCTTAGGAACAATGGGCGCTGCGCCTGCGAACACGTATTTAGAGCCGGCCGCCATTGGGGTGAAGGAAGATCTCCGCGACGTGATCTTCCAGATCGATCCCGACGAGACACCTCTGGTCTCGGCGATCCCCAGTGTGGAAGCGAAACAAATCCTCACCGAGTGGGTCGTCCAGGAACTTGGGGTCGTGGCCGATAACGCCCAGCCCGAGGGCTTCACCGCCAGTATGCAGGCGGTCACCAAGCCCGTCCGCATGAACAACATCGCCCAGATCCTCGTCCGCACGGTGGGCGTGTCCAACACGCTGCGCTCGGTCGATATGGTCGGCGGCGAGGACGAATATGACAGGCAGCTGATCCTGCGCGGGATGGAAGTGAAGCGCGATCTCGAGTTCGCCATCACGTCGCCGCTGGTCCGCACCATCACCGATCCGCGTCACATGAGTGGTCTGCCCTGTTATTGCGCCAACGGCTCCAGAGGCACTGGCGCGGGTGTGATGCCGGTCGGCGATGGGTCCAACGCGGGCACGCCGGGCACCAAGCGCGACCTCACGCTGGCGATGCTCGACGCCGCCGTGCAGCAGGCGTGGCAGGCCGGCGGCAAGCCGACGCTCGGCATCATGTCCGGTAACATCAAGGCGTATTTCGCTACCCTCAGCCAGGGTGGCACGGGCAACGCGGTGGTGGCGCAAAACATACAAAATGTTACGTCATCGCAAGAAGTAACCATCATGGGCGCGGTCGATGTCTATCGCACCAACTTCGGAACGATCCAGCTGGCGCCTGATCGTTTCTGTCCCGCCAACCAGATCCTGCTGGTCTCCACCGACTACGTGGAACTGGCGCCACTACCTGGACGCGATGTCATAGAGCTTGATTTCGCCAAGACCGGAGACAACACCCAGGGCGCCGTTTTGTTCGAGGGATCTCTTCGTCCGACCGCGCCAAAAGCGCACGCCTGGATCGCGGATCTCAACCAGTAATGAGCGCCCTTCTCTACGAGAGCTTTGACCCTGTCACGCTCCGCCACACCGAGGTGGAGCGGGAGGACGGCGGGCTGTTGTTCGTCCACAGCCAGGATACCAAAGCGATCACCGAGAGCGCCAAGACGATCGCCGCGAACTTCGACCCCCACGTCAGGCGCGATACCGTCCACGTCGCCCGCATCCCGCTGGTGATCTGGAACCGCCTGAAGAAACTGGGGATTACCAGTGATGAGAAGGCGCTGAACGCCTGGTTGAACGACCCGGACAACAGCGTCTTCCGAACCGATGATCGGAGCACCCTCTGAAATGGCCAGCGGAACCTCGACCACCACACCACCCCCGGCGCCGATGCGGCGCACACCGGGGATCGGCCCTGACGCCGCCACCACTCCCAACATGAACCGCGGCAGCATCATGCCGCCCGGCAGCACGGCGGGCGTCGGCACGGTGCCGCTCGCGGGCATCGGGATGCTGCCCGGCACCGAGGACGGCATGACCGAGATCAAACCCCTCGGCCCGTTGAAACCCGTCCTGGTCGATGGCTTCGACCGCTCCCTCCTGGGCAAGCTCTACCCTGATGCCGATGACCCGGTGGCCGCCGCGATGGCGGCGGCGGAGGAGCGGATCCGGGTGGGGACGATCGCCGAGGAGTCTCTCCACCAGCCTTTCCACACCGCCGATGGCGTCCAGGCGCCAGGCAATCCGGTGTTCGATCCGACCCCGCCCGCGGACGCGACCGCGCGTGGCGCGGGTCAACATCGCCCGGCCCCCGGCGAGAACGACCCGCCGGTCTCGCGCGAGGGCGTCACTCACCAGGCGGGCGTGCATCCCGCCCCGCAGCAGTCCACCTCGACCACGCCACCACGCGGCCAGCACGACGATGACGACGACAAGAAGCACGACAAGAAGAACGACAAGAAGTAGGTGGCTTCTTATCAGCAACTCATCGACGATGTTCAGAACTGGCTGAATCGAAGAGATTTGGCCAGCCTGATCCCTGGCTGGGTGCTGATGGTCGAAACGGAAATCGCCGAGACCTTGCGGGCGCGCTGCATGGTCACCTTCGGTGAGCAGGACATCGACGCCGCCGAGATCACGCTTCCCGATGACTTCGCCCAGATGGAATCGATCAGGGACGCCACCTCGGGCGAGCTGCTGAAGCTGAAAGACGAGTGGAGCGGTCACTGGGTGGGGCGACAGTCCAGCGCCTGGCAAGAGGGCGCGGTCGTAGGGGCTGTTGGACAGGTCTGCACCGCGTATCGGCTGAAGGGGAACTGCATCGAATTCCTGCCTCACCCGATCATCCCCAATCCGCCTGACCCGACGCATCTTTGGCAGCAGGTCATCATGGGCTGGTACGCGAAGCCAAAGCACCTGGATCTGCCGTCCGACACCAACACGGTCCTGGAAGCCCTCTACGGCGTCTACCTGTTCGGTCTTTGTAAGTATGGCGCCATGTTCGAACTGGACGACGATCGCGCGGCCCAGGCGGATGCTCAATTCCAGCAGGTGGTGACGCGGGCCAACCTCTGGAAACAACAATCGGACTACGGTGGAGCCCCGCTTAGGTCTGAACTGGTATCGTTTGGATGAGCTTCGTCGTTCATCGCGTCTCTAAAAGCGCCGCGCGTTACACCGACGCGGGGGGTAGGGAGAAATGCGGCTACTGCCGCTTCTTTATCGCCCCTCGCACCTGCGGCAAGGTCATCGGCCCGGTCAGTCCCCAGGGTTGGTGCAAGTATTTCAGCCGTCAGGTAGCTCAACAATACAGCGGCGCCGGCATCACGGGCGGCGGCGGCCCCCCTGGCGCCACGCTGTCGCTCGATTTCATGTCATCCGGCAACATGCCGCCCGGCATCACGTTCACCCGCGCGAGCAGCGCGACATACACCGACGCCTCCGGCGTGATCCAGACGGCGGCGGCCAATCAGCCTCGCTGGGATTACGCGGGCGGATCGTTACGTGGGCTGCTGATCGAGGAAGCGCGGACGAACCTGATCGTCAGCAGCGTGGACTTTAGCGGGTTCGGTTGGTCTTTGGTCGCGGCGACGATCGCGGCGGGGCAAGCGGGCGCACCGGACGGCACATCGACGTTTACCCGTCTGATCGAGACCTCGGCCAATTCCGTGCATTACGTCGGCATTCCCATAGCGACCCTCGCGGCATCCACGCTTTACACGTTGTCGGTTTACGCGAAAGCGCAGCAGAGTCGTTATTTACAACTGGCGGTCAGAGACGGCGGCGGCACGAATGGTGCGTTCGCGACGTTCGACGTGCTGGGTGGAACGATCACGGGGCCGCTCACCGCCATCGCCGGCGGCGTGATCGGCACGGCGAGTATCCAACCTGTCGGCAACGGTGTGTTTCGTTGTTCCATGGCGACAACGGTCGGGGCGCTGACGACGGGTAGTGTGCTGCTGCTGCTTTCCAATACGCCCACTCCGGCGTTCGCGCCCGGCTACGTCGGCAACGCCTCGAACGGGTTGCAGATATGGGGGGCGCAACTCGAGCAGGGGTCGGTCGTTTCGACCTACACCCCAACGGGTGGAACGGCCGCGACGCGAGCGGCCGAGGTCTGCTATCTGCCCATCGGGCCGTGGTATAATTCCGCTGCTTATTCGCTGTTCGCCGAGTGCGTGGCGGGGGCCAACATCAACAGCATGATCGCCGGTATTGGCGACGCCACGCCCGCCAACGGCTTTTACATGATCGGCAATGGCGCGCTGCGGTTCGGTGTCGGTCTGGCCGCCAGTCCCGCCATGACGCCCGGAGCGGTCAGCAAGATTTGCGGCACTGTCACGCCGGCGCAGGTGCGTTGCTGCATCAACGGCGCGGCGATCGGCACGGCGGGCAGCGCGGCGGCACAGACAACGGCGACGCGCCTGTCCATTGGGGGTTCGCCATGGGCGGGCGATGCTCAGATTAACGCGCACCTGCGCCGCATCGGATTTTGGACGCGCGTGTTGTCCGACACTGAAATTCAGCAGGTGACGACATGACCGGATCATTCTTGGCGATGAAAGGGGCTAAACTCTCCGTGGATGCGGGTCGAGGCTTCGCGATAGGCGGCGTGGGCTTCCTCAGCGGTATCGAATGTGCCGAGAAAACGTTTTCCCCCCGCGTGATCTCGGATCATCGCAATAAACCGCCGGTTGCGGCTTTTGGTTACGCCAACAAGACCGGAAACTCCGACTTTCTTAATCATATTCCTGTTGTTCTGGAGCATGGTTACCGACCGTATATTTTCCAACGTGTTGTTCGTTCTGTCGCGATCTTTGTGGTCGATCCATTCAGGATCGATCCCATGGTGCATTTTGTAAATAATGCGGGAGACATAAAAACGGCGGTTTTGAAGGCATACCTGCCAGTAGCCTTTTACAGTCAACCGTCCAGCAATGTGACCCGCCCACTTCCCGTTCCACGACATGAAATTTTGGAGGCTTGTGAAGTGCTCGCGCGGCCGACGACGCCAGCGAAGTTCGCCGGTAGCGGATTCATATTCAAAGCACTGGTGGAGATACTCCGCCGATGGCAGGGTAATCAAAGCCTTGGGCATGGGTCATATCCTTGCTTTTGGTCAGGATGCGTGAGGGCGTTCGCAGCGCCCTCCGCACCCGCTGGAGTGTAGCACATGCCTCCAGGTTATCCATGGCAGATCGGCGACCCGCTGTTCGCCGCCGATCTCAACGCCGCCATCGCCGGTGCGGGTCATGGCGGTCTTAATGTCCGGGATTATGGCGCCGTGGGCGATGGTGTCGCCAATGACACGTTGGCGTTCAACAACGCGGTCGGCGCCGCCTACGACACGAAATCCAACCTCGTGGTCATTCCGTCCGGTTTATACCGGATCGACCCGCTCATTGTGTCCCCCGGCGTGGTGATCAAGGGCATGGTGCCGGGGCCACTGGACCCGCCGATCGGCGGACCGTCGTTTCTGACCCAACCGATCGGCGCGACGCTGCTGGTCAATTCACACAGTGCGCCGCTCATACAGTTGAACACCAGCAACGGTCTGTTCGATGTCATGATCTACGACCCGTCGCAGGTGGCGCCAACGGCGACGGCGCCGATCGTGACGCCTCCAATGGTGCTCATGCAATCACCCAGCCGGATGAGCGGCGTGACGCTGATCAACGCTTATGTCGGCGTCAAGGTGAACAGCGGACGTTGTATCGTCGAGAATTGTTACATTGGTGCATATAAAACCTGCGTTGATGTCGATCAGGCTCAGGACGTGACGTATTTCAACAACGTCTGGTGCAGCATCTTCTATGAGACCGCGTTCGGAATATTTCCTTTCTCCAATATGGACAACTGGGTTCAGAACAATGGTGGCGTCGCGTTTAAGTTTGGTCGCGCCGACGCGGTGTTCATGACGAATTGCGGTTGCTTCCTCAAATGGGCGGGTTTGTATTGCGCCGATGGCGCGGTGGACAGTTTGCCGAGTTACGGGTTGAGCGTGAATTTCGACGCCGATCTCGTTGTTTATGGCGCGGTGATTTATTCGACCAACGCCGCCGTTGGGTGGCAGTTGCTCAACTTCCAGGCCCTGCCGACCGGTGGCAGTTCTACTGTCGCCGCGACGCCGCTGTTCATGCCGACAGGCGGATCGTCGCCGCCGATCGTGCACTGGTCGGGCGGCACGGTAGGTCTGGGCGTGCCGAATAACTGGACGGTCTCGCAACAGCCTGTCGTCAACGCGGGACAACTCTCGGTGCGCGGCGTCAGCCAGCTGCCCGACCGGATGCTGTCCGGGGTTGTTTTATCGAACCTCCCCACGAGCTCCGCCGGTCTTGTGGCGGGACAGGTATGGCGCAACGGCACCGTGTTGAACGTCATATGAACGCCTTCGCGGCCCTCGCCATCGGCGGCGTTGAGGTCACCTCCCCTGGCTACGCCCGGCGGCCCACGACGCTCGCTTACGCCGTCGATGGCGCCACGCTGTGCAACCTCGCCTCCATCCAGTGGCCCGCCGCCAAGGCCTCCTGGGGCGTCATCGACACGGTGCTACTTTACGACGCCGCGACATCAGGCGCCCTCATCGCCACATTGCCGACCATCACGCCGATCGAGATCCGCCAGTACGACATCGCCCGCATACCCGCTTCCGGCATCGCCATGGCCCTGGCGCTGACCAGCCGGCCCTACGGGATGGGCAAGTATGGTACCGGCCCCTACGGCGCCGGCGACTGGGTGTGGAAGCCGGTGGTGGCGGTCACCCCGTTCGACACGATCATCCTCAACAGCGGCGTGTTCGGCCCCCACGGCTACGGCCGCGTCATCGGCGTGCCGCTGGAGCGGGCGTTCGACCAGGTTCATGTCTGTTCACCCGGCGTTTGGGCAAAGGCGGCATAATGGCCACGACCACACCCGTCCTCGGTCTCTTCAAGCCGGTCATCGGCGCGGACGATGACGACTGGGGAGCGTTCTGGAACAGCAACGCCGACACGCTCGACGCCGCTTTGGTGGGTGGCGGGCCGTTCCTGCCGCTGACGGGCGGGACGGTGGACCACGCCAACGCCACCAACGGTTTGTTCGCCGGTATCGCCACCATCGACATGCGACAGGGTTATGTCGGCGGCGTCGAACATCGCACGTGGGTCGGTGTCTCCGATAACGGCATGATGACTTATTATGATGGGGCGTCGCTTAGTGCGTTCTACGCTGTTCCTGGCTTTCCGCTCGCCGCCGTGGCCGCCGTTCGGACATCGGATCAATCCGGCGCGGGAACGGCGAACATCGGGTTCGCTTCTTACGCGGTAACGGATGGCGCGTCCGCCAGCCACGGTTCCTCGTGGAGTTTCTACGGATCGAACAGGAGAATGGCGGGTGCCGGCACGACCATCGGCATGGAGTTGTCGATGGGTAATCTCGCGCCGACGGTCGAACTGAACCCGCATTTGACCGGCGCCCCCGGCAGCACGATAGGTCTGTGGCTGTCGAGCGGAGCGGAAGCATACGAAGCGGGGTTGACGGTTTATCCCGGCAGTTCCGCGCTCAATGTCGTCAGCAACGGCTCGACCTGGGGCAAGGGTCTGGTGTTTGGCGCCAACGCGCTCACCCCGGCGCCGGGAACCGGCGTGATGAAGGCAATCCAGCTACCAGAGAAGGGCGAGATCCAGTGGGTGTTTAACGCGGCCGGGGCGCGAGGCGGGTTTATTCGCAGCGACGCTACCGCGACGAGCCTGGGGATATTGTTTCACTCCGGTGACTTCACCATCGTTAACGACGCCGAGACCGTCCGTTTACTTGAGGTAACCACGAGCGGAGCCAGTGTCACCGGCACGTTTACCGCGTCGGGCAACGGTCTGTTTCAGAGCGGTTTTCAGGTCTATGGCGCGGCGTTGTTCTCCAGCGCCGCGCAGGCGCAAGGCGGGCTTTCGTTCCCCACCGCACCCGCCAGTGCAACCGATTTAAGTAAGCACCTGGACCTCGCTTTCGGCACGCACGGGATGAACGTTTATAATGGTGTGCTGAATTTCAATGTCGGCGCCAGTTATTACTTCCAGTTTTTGGTCGGCGGGACCGCCGCCGTCTATGTTGATGCGAATGCCCTGACCGCCGCCAAGGCACTACAGGTCACCCCTGGCGGCCCGACATGGACAACCGGCAGTGCGGTTCCATCCAGCACACAACCAGTCGGTTCGATCTATTCACGCGTGTCCACCTGGGCGGCGGGTGCGACGCTTTATGTCAGTAAAGGCGCGGGCGCATGGACGCCGGTGGCTGGCGTATGAGCGGGTCAGGCGCGGAGCCACCAGGCATCAGAAGGCCAAACACGATGCAACCCACAGACCGCATCAGCATCACCCTCGACGCCCAGACGTGGGAAACCGTGCTGCGTGTCATCGCGCAGGCGCCCGTCGCTTACGCGGTCACCGCGCCGTTGATCGCCGCCATCCAGCAACAATGCTCGCAGCCTCAGCAACCGCCGCTGGCCCTCGTGCCACGCGAAGAAGCAGGAGAATAAGCCATGCCATCGACAGCCGGCAGCATGACCCAGACACCGACCGGAAACCCGCAATGGCGCAATTGCAACGGCGTCAACGTGCAGGGCTTCCAGGCCCCGGTCGCGCCGCAGACCAACCGTCCCCACACCGGCACTTCCTACGGCACCTACAGGGACTGGGTGCTCAGAATGGGCTACAACCGCACCAAGGGCATCGCGGGATGGCGGGTCATGCTGCCGACCGGCGCGGGGTGGTATGTCGCGGTGACCGATGACAGCTCCGACGCGCCGACCGGGGTGACCAACACCGCGAACAATCCACCGGCGGGAGTTAAATAATGGCCGACGCCTACACCCCGAAACTCGCGCTGATCCAGCCGGAGGTTGGCGCATCTCGTGACACCTGGGGAACAAAATGGAATCAGAACGCCGACATCCTCGACCAGTTCGTCAGCCAGTTTTGTCAGGTCGGGATCATCGCTGATTTCGCCGGCCCGACCGCGCCATCCGGCTGGCTCATTTGCGACGGCCGTAACGTATCAAGAACGACATACAGTAAACTGTTCGCGGTCATCGGCGTCTACTGGGGTAGCGGCGATGGCTCCACGACGTTCCGCCTGCCCAACACGGCGGGCCGTTCGCTGCTCGGTCCCGGCACGGTGACGGACCAGGGCGGCCTCGCCTACACATTCGGCTTCACCCAGATGCAGGGCTTCGTCTACAGCCCGATCACGCAGACGAACCTGCCCGCCTATAATCTCGTGACCGACAGCCAGGGCAGCCACAATCATACCGCCGCGACAGCGGGCGGCGGCGCGCATGGGCATACAATGGATCAGCAGGGCGTCCATACCCATGGCAACTTCACCGCCAACAACAACGTCGATCACACCCATTCCGGCATCACTGATGCGCAAGGCGTCCATACGCACGGTTATATCCAAACCCAACACAATCCCGGTGAGTGGGTGGCCGGGTCGTCAGCCGCTCAGATCACCATCACCGCTCAGCAGACCGACCCGGCGGGTAGCCACACGCACAATGTTTCGGTCGGCGGCGCCAGCACGGCGCATTCACATCAGATTTACGCGGACGGCACGCACTACCATAACGTCAACTCCGCCCCCAATCACACGCACCCGATCTACGATGACGGCGTCCACCAGCACAACGTCAACCTCGGCGGCGGCGGCGTGCCGCTCAATGTGCTGAACCCGTTCCTGGTCGTGACGAAGATCATCTACGCCGGCCAGGAAGCGGCCATCGTCACCGCCGCCGACATCACACCGGCCGCGACATCGACCGACACCCACGCCGAGATCGAGAACCTGCGTGAGGAGATCGCCGCGCTACGGGCCTTGTTCGAGACACCGCGCGCCAGGATGCTGTCGGCGCCGTCACGCGGCCCGCATTAAATGCCCCGCGTCGCCCAGGCCCCTCCCCCAGGCGTGTTCCGCAACGCGACGCCGGAAGCGACGCCGGGAAAATGGTATGACGCCAACATGGTCCGCTTCCGGGGCGGGCAGCTGCAGCCGATCGGCGGCAACGTCGCCCTGGTCAACGCCGTCTTCCCCGACCTCCCGCGCGACATGCTGACATGGCACGACAACGCGGGCGTGCGCTGGGCCGTCGCCGGGACGGACAGCAAACTGTTCGCCTATCGCTTCGATACCCAGGCGCTGCACGATATCACCCCCGCCGGTGTCGGCCCGCTCGATCCGCCTGGCACGTCCACCACCGGCTACGGCCGCGGGGACTACGGCGAGGAGACCTACGGCACGACGCGAACCTCGTCCGATGTCGGCCCCTCCGATATCGCCGCGACGATGGGCGATCGTTGGTCGATGGATACGTTCGGCGAGGATCTGCTGGTCGTGCCAACCCAGGACGGCCAGCTGTATCGTTGGACCCCCCTCACGCCAACGGTGCTGCCCATCATCGTGGCGGGCGCGCCCGATCAGAACAGGGGTGTGATCGTCACCGACCAGCGCCATGTCGTGCTGCTCGCCGCCGGCGGCGATCCACGCCGCGTCGCGTGGTCGGATCAGGAAGATCCCAACACCTGGGCGCCCGATGTCACCAACCTCGCCGGTGATAAGATGCTGGTCACCCAGAGTTACGCGATGACGGCGGTGAAGGTCTCGGACGGCATCCTGATCTTCACCGCCAACGACGCGCACAAGATGGTCTACGTCGGCGCGCCCTATGCTTACGGCATCAGCCAGATCGCCACCGGCTGCGGGCCGATATCGCTTCGCGCCGTGGTCGGCATCGGTTCGTTTCATGCCTGGCCCGGCACGCAGACCTTCTGGTCCTATCAGGGAAATGTCCAACCGCTGCCGTGCCCGGTGCAGGACTGGTTCTACAGTCTCGTCAATCGAGACATGGCCGGTCGTGTTTTCGGTAGTCCCAATCCCGCCTTCACCGAACTCTGGTGGGACTGGCCGGATGAGGGGTCGCTCAATACCAACCGTTATATCGCGCTCAATTTCGCCGACCCGGCGCATCCATGGACCATCGGCGTGCGCGAGCGCACGGCGGCGGACCCGAGCGGGACGATGGACTACCCGGTTCTCGGCGGCCCGCTGGGCGCCGGGGGCGGTCTCTACCTGCATGAGTATGGCTGGACCGAAAACGGCATCCCCCGCGCGCCCCTCGGCCTGATCTACGCCGAGAGCGGCGACATCGTCGCCGGCGAGGGGGATAAGAGATTCCACGTTAAACAGCTCGTCTTCGACGCCGACGGCCCGCCGGATGTCCTGGGCTATCGTTTCTTCCCGCGCGAGCAGCCGCACGATGTCGAGAGCGAATACGACACCGGCCTCTACACCGTCATCCACGGCGGCCTGATGGACATGCGTTTCTCCGGCCGCTCTGTTCGCATGAGGATGGAGGCGACAGCGGACGGCCCCTGGGCCGTGGGCCGCCCGAGGCTGGAGATGAAAGGTGGAGGCAGGCGCTGATGAGTGTCCGCCCCGTCTCCCGCCCGCCCGCGCCGTTCACCGTCCCCGAGGGCGGCGACCTTGACCAGCGGCTGGCGGCGATCGCCACTGAGTTAAATCGGAAAGCCAATGCCGGCCTGGCGGGGCCGGCCTACCGTTTCATCGGCCTGATTTCGCCAGATGGAAGCACATGGCGCATAACCGTCAGCGATACCGGAACAATACTGACAGAACAGGTTCCCAGGATATGACACTCCCAAAACGATCCACCCCGGAGCCGTTCGCTCTCGCGCATCCCCCGGTCATTCCCGCCCCGCCCCCAGACCCCATTCCAACCTTCGACGCGGTCAACATCCGCGCCAGCGACGGCAGCGTGTGGCGCATCCGGGTCACGCCGATGGGGTCGATGCTGCTGGACCGTATCGTTACCTGAGTGTTGTCATCCGAGGAAAAGCGGTCGCGACTACAAAAGGCCCTCGATTACGGGGGCAACACGCACACGCTCGCCGACGTGATCGACCTCGTTCGTAAAGGTGACGCCCAGTTCTGGGAAAGCGGTGATGGGACGATCGTCACTGAAATCCACTCGTATCCTCGGTTGAAGGCAATCTCCTTCTGGTTGATGAGCGGAACGATCCCCGACTGCATGGCGCTGGAAGATGACATCCTCACCTGGGCCAAAGCCGAGGGCTGCACGATGGCGATATCCACCGGACGGAAAGGGTGGCTGTATCACGCCCGCAAGACCGGCTGGCGCGCACGCCCGCATATGTTTCCGGTCTATAAATCGCTGACGGAGGAAACCGTGCCGTGAGCAAATCCAAGCCACAGACCACATCGGCGGTAACCGATACCTCGCAGCACATTCCCGACTGGTTGAGCGACGCCGGTCGCGAAGCCGTTGATCGTTCCGTCGCTCTCAGTAACCGCGCCTACACCCCTTACACGGGCGAGATGGTCGCGCCGCAATCGGCGGACACGCTTCAGTCGTATCAGGCCGTCCGCGACATGCAGGGCCAGGGCGCGCCGGCCTTCCAACAGTCCCTCGGGGCCTACGGTAACCTCGTGGGGCAGGCGGCCCCGGTCACCGCCGGAGGCGTGAACGACAACACCAACGCCCTCTACGGCAACTTCAACCAGAACGTGATGAACCCGGCCCAGGGGCTGCTCGGGTCATACCTCAACGGTGGTCCCGCCACCGCCGCCCAGGTCGGTCAGAACGCCTCCACCCTGATGTCGCCTTACGCCCAGAACGTCATCGACCCGACGCTGGCCGCCGGCGAGCAGGCGCGCGAGATCGCGCGCCAGAAGATCGCGGGCAACGCCGCCAACGCGGGCGCCTTCGGTGGCTCCCGCCAGGGTGTCGCCGAGGGTGTTTCCGACGCCCAGACACTACTCGGAACGCAACAGCAGATCGGTCAGATGCTGAACACCGGCTGGGGCCAGGCGCTCAACTCCGGCACCCAGTTGGGCCTCCAGGCGGGCCAGCAGGGCTACGGCGCGGCCACCGGGCTCGCCAACCTCGGCGCCACCGGATACGCGGGCGCGCAACAGGCGGGGCAAGGCATCGCCAACACCAACCTGAACGCGGGCCTCACCGCCGCCGGAGCACTGCCCAACGTCGCCACGGCGCAGCAGGGCTACGGACAGAAAGACGCCTCGTTGCTGCAAACCATCGGCGCCGATCAACAGAACTATCAGCAACGCCTCGACAACGCCGCCTATGGCCAGTTCATGGATCAGCAAAACTACCCGATCCAGAACCTCGATCTGCTGTTGGGCGCGGTGGGCGGCATTCCGTATTCGACGACGGGACAAGGCTACAGCACGAACACGCAGAACCTGACCAAGAACGTGGGCGCGGGTATCGCGGGCGGCGCGCTCTCCGGCGCCGCGACAGGCGCCGCTTTTGGCCCATGGGGCGCGGCGGCTGGCGCCGTGGGCGGCGGCATTCTGGGGGCGCTCAACTGATGTCCGGTAGCACCTCACCAGGATGGTTCGAGCCCGGCGGGTTCTTCTCCAGCAGCGGCAACGGTCTGTTCTCGTCGAGCGGAACGACGCCAACCGCCGCCAACCCGAACGCCATCGTCCCTGGCTACGCCGCCGACAACTATACGCCGCTGGCAGGCGGGGCGGGGAGTAGCGGCGATCTCGTCAAAGCCCTTCAGGGGCTAAGCAAGGGCTTCGCGGACAGTCAAAAGCCCGCCGACAAAGGTCTTCCTGGCGCCGCCATCCCACAGATCGCGCCCACCGGCTCGCCCATGCGGCGCGTGGCGATCGATCAACTGGTGCAGATCCTGAACAAACGGCGCGACGATCTCCTCGCCGGGGCGATGAAGCCGGGCGGGCAGGCGGAGCCGTACAGCGCTCCACATTCCATTGGCCTTTTGGGGTTCTGATCGATGGCGGAAGAAACCACATCCACCGCGTCCGACCAGCAACTCAGCCAGATCATCAACCAACTGCTGGCGGGCAGGACGGCGCAACCCGCCGTTGATCCCAACACCGGCCCCTCCTCGCGCGAGGGGCGCGGTATCCTGTCGCTCCTCGGCGAGGGCCTCGGCGGCGGCAGTCAGTATGGGACGACAGCCGAACGCGAACAGGGCGGCCTCGGCGCCCTCGGGGCGCTGGGTTCGCGGATGCTTCAGGCGTCCGACTGGTCGGTCATGCCGCACTCTTTCGGATCGATCCTCGGGCAGGGTCTGGACGCGGCGCGCGGCAATCTCGGCCACACCCAGGCGGTCTCGGCGGCACAGCATTACGCCGCGCAACAGCTGGCCCATGAGCAGCAGCAGGACCAGATCGCGCGGCTGAAGGAGGCGCTGCCGTATCTGCAACTGCAAGAGGATCAGCGCGCGGCGGCGCGGCAACGGGAGTTGCTGAAGCCGGGTTCGACCAACACCAACATCGGCGCGGCTGGTAATGGTCCGCCTGATCCTGGCTCCCCGGCCGGGCAGGTCGCGACACGCACGGCGGCGTTCTGGTCTGCTCAGGGCTATTCACCGGAACAGGTCGCCGGGATCATGGCCGGTGGCCCAGGCGCGGAGAGCAGTTTCAATCCCGGCGCCAAAGGCGATGGCGGCGATTCGCACGGACTCTACCAGCACCAGGGGCCGCGCTGGGCGGAGATGGTCAAACGCTACGGTCCCAATCCGACCGAGGCGCAGCAGCATGAGTTCGCCGCCTGGGAGATATCTCCACAAGGCACGCACGCCGCTGTTGGCGCCGCGCTGAAGCAGGCGAAGACGCCGCAAGAGGCGGCGGCGATATGGACCAAGGGGTTCGAGAGACCGAAGAACGCCGACGATCAGGCGGCGGCGAGGGCGTCGGTCGCCGGAAGGTATGTTGGTTACGGACAGGCGCCCGCCAAGGCAGGCGCGCCCGCGGCAACGCCAGCCGCGCCGGGGCAGGCCACCATGCCACCGCCGGAGCCGCCCCTGCTGGCCGGCACGGCCCAGACGGCGGGCGATGTCGGAGCGCCAACCGGAACCGTCATCCCACCCTCGCCACCCGGCAGCGACGCCACCGTGGCCGAGATCGAGGCGGGCCGGGCGTCTTCCCCGGCGCGGACCGGGGCGTCTCAGCCAGGAACGGTCGTCACCGCCCAGGCGGGCGGGCAGCAGCCCTCCGCCACGCAACTACCGCCAATTCCGATCGCCGGGGGCGTCGTTGTCGCGCACCCTGGTTCTTTTTCCGAGTTCCGCGCGCGGGAGTTCGTCCCGCCACCCCAGACCGAGGATTTCAATCCAAACCTGACACCGGCGCAGCAGAGGGCCTTCGCCAGCGAAGCCGCCGCGATCGAGAAAAGAGCCGAATCCATCGCGGCCGGGAGGGTCATCAGTCCAAAAGAGGTAGCGGATATCAGGGCCGCGCGGGAGGAAATCAAAGCCAAGGTCGAACTGGCGGCGCAGGAGAAGGCGCAGAAGGCGGCCGTCGCGCGCTCGGCCTACGACAAGGAACAGGACGGCCGCATCCAGACCCGTTACGAGAAAGAACTAGATAAATACGGAGCGGCGGCGGCGGCGCAGCAGGCGCAGACCCATGAAATGCAGAAGATCGAGAAGACCGCCGAGCAGACACGCCTGACCAATAAAGAACAGGTGCAAAACGGCGCGGCCCAGGATCTTCAGAAAGACCTGAACAAAGAGAGCATGGCGGCGCGAGATCGCATCACCGCCCTGGATGCCGCGCTGGAACTCTCCCGTAACGTGAAAGACCCGACGCTGCTCGCCAGCAGGTCGATTGGCGGCGTCCCGATGGTTGATGCTCTTAAGGTCATAGGTATGGGAAGCGAGGCGTTCCAGAGCAGGCTCGGCGCCATCCAGGAACTCCGCTCGGGTCTCGCCGCCGTGACCAAAGCCCTGCGGCAGGGGGTGCAACTCGGCACCGCGTCGGATGCCGACCTGCGTTTCATCACGTCCATGGGGGCGAGCGAGATGCAGGATGATTCCACCCGAGAGGCGATCCTGACCAATCTGATCGGCCAGCAGCACCGGAAGATGAAATACGGAACGGAGGTCTCCAAGCTACTGGCCAAGGGCATGAACATCGGCGACGCCATGGATGAGGCGGAAAAGCGCGTGCCGGAAGTCACGCCGACGATGCCCGCGCGCCTGGAGAACGCACCGGACAAAGATCCGGAAACCATGAAATGGTTTAGAGATAATGTCCCGCCCAACACGATCTGGCGCTCGGAAGACGGCACGCGCCACATCAGACACGCGCCTGGATGGAAGCCGCCGCAATGACCAGGAGGACGCGTTATGGCGGGTGAGCCCCAGGATATCGAGGAAGACCCACGCGCCCACTCTTCGACACCGGCGGGGCAAACCCCCCAGGCACCGGAAGCGGAGGTAGATCCGCGCCGCCTCAGTACATCCACGGTGAAAGCCGCCAGCCCATTGAAGGTGCCTTACAAGAACGGGGAACCCCAGCCGTGGAACGTGGACGAAGACGCCTGGGGCAATCGTATCCCAGACCCGGTCCCGCCAGGAGCCATCGGCCGGATCAAGGACGCGGCGGTCGAAGGGTTCAAACAGACAGAACCCATCCAAACACCGTATCTGCGCGAACTGTTCAACAAGGGACCGCTCGGTCGCTACATCTATAACCCCGCCCTGGACACGCTTGGCGGCGCGCTTGGTGTGTTGAGCGGCGCGGGACGCGGGGTTCAACAAGGCGCCAAGGAAATTGGTGATACGATCGATCCACGCCTTGGGCGGGATCTCGCCATGGGAGCCCAGGTCGTCGGCGCGCTGGCTCCGCAACTGGCGGGACCCCGCGCGGGCATGAAGCCAGACTTCACCCCCTCGACCCGACCGTCCACCGTCATGGAACGCATGGCGCCGCGACCGATCGAAGGGCAGACCAGTCTCGGCCGGGCGATCGACCTGCTGCGTCACGACACGGGGTGGGGGAAGCCGGAGACGCCCGGCTACCTGCCACCAGGGGTCAACCCCAACCAACCAGGGTTCATGCCGCCTGGGGCGGCGCTGCCGGTCACCGGGCCGCACCCCGCGGGCGTGCCTGATACGTTGCTTGGTAAGGCCCTGGAGCAACAGCGCCCGGCGCCAACCCCAACACCAGGGCCGTCGCTGGCGCCGCCGGAGGCGCTCGGGCCAGTGGAATATGCGAAGCAGATCTCTTCCGGTTACTTCGATATCGCGCACAGAAACAACGCGACCTATTCGCCTGAATACATGAACAAGGCATTCGATGTCGCCAAGGTCGTTCCAGGGCAGACAGAACATGGAATAGTAACGGGCGGCCCGACCGCCGTGACTTCCCTACTTGAACGGTGGCAGGGTCTGCGGGACAAGCCCGCGACCCTTCAGGGCGCGACGGAGATGGATCGCAGCATCGCCGATCTGATCACTCAGGAATACGGCCCGAGAGGGATTTCCGGCGTTGGGAAACAACTCCAGGAGATCCAACGCAACCTGCGAGACCACTTCGAGAACCCAGGCGCGGGGGACGTGACCGGCGGCACCGCTGGTATCGAGGCGATGGCGCCCGCCCGCCAGGCGTGGTCCCAGGCACTCAAGATGGACGACATCGTCCGGATGCAGGAGCGCGCCGACAGGACACAGAATCCGACGCAGTCCATCAAAACCCAGGCGAACACGCTGCTTTCCAGCCGCACTAAATCCCGCGGCTGGTCTCCCGAGGAAAAAGCCGCACTGGAGCACATGGCTGACCGAGGCAAGGTCGGGGACGCGATATACGGACTTGGTAGCCGCCTCATGTCCAAGGCCGGCGCCGCCGCTGGTGCGGCGATAGGCGGGCTCCCTGGGATGGCTGTCGGATACACCCTGGGAGAGGGCGGGTCAGCCCTCGCCAGAGGGGCGGTCAATCGAAGGGCGGCGGGACGGATTCAGCAAATGCTGGACACACTAAAACAGGGCCTCCCCCCGCCGCCCCCTGGCGCGCCGTGATCCATGAGTGAAATACACCAGTGACCCGATCGCCAGTAACGGCAACCACACCCACCAGTACAAGATCCCCAGGAGCGCGATCCAGAATACGATATCGGGAAACAACCAGATGAACAGGATCGCGACACAGACCCAGGCGAGCGCGATCATAACGTCGCCACCACCCACAGGAACACACCGACCACGCCAGCCACGGCGGTGGCGTCGGTGATCCAGCCCCAGGCGCCGCTCCAGAGCCGGGAGCGGCTGCGTCTGAAATGCCAGTGCCAGGCGAGGGAGTGGTTCATGCTCCCACCTCGCTGTTGAGCGCCTTCACGATCGCGGTGGCGGAACTGAACGTCGCTCCGCGCGCCAGGATCTCATCGGTGCAACCGGATTCGTGGCGGAGAATATCGTAGCGGCTGTCTTCGCTTTTGCCCGCCGTCCTGATGAGGCTGTAGAGGATCGTCATTTCTGTCGCTTGCATCTTGTTCAACCTTTTCACTTGTTAATAAACCGGAGCCAGGGTCAGGGTCGCCGAGACGAAAGCGCCCCGACCCCGGCGAGTGCCGCGCGAAGGAGGAAACCGTTCAGGCGGCGCTCTGGCCCTCACTACCACGACGGCGGCGCTTCACCATGCCGAGTCCAAGCAGCCCCGTACCAAGCACCGCCAGAGAGGCGGGCTCCGGCACGTCAGCTGTCACCGAGGGGACCAGGAAGAAGCTCTCAGCGCCGTCGCTGGCGTTCGACCATCTCGCGTAAAACTCGATCTGGCTGTTGGGCGACAGGTCGTTGCGGTCGATGTTGAAGCCGCTCAACACATAGTCAGGGAAGCCGGTGCCGTTGTTGTTCGTCGGCAGCGGCGTTCCGTTCGCTGGGTTGTAATCGGCGAGGATCGTCTTGTTGACGACATCGAGCACGACGAAGCGTTGCAGCACTTCAGGACCGGCGCCCGTGGCCGTGTTCACGTCGATCCCGACATTCAGTTGCCCATTCAAATCGAGCTGTGAGATCAAGAACGCACGCAGGAACGAGACAAGATACGGCGTGCCTTGCACGTCGTTGTCGAGGTTCGCTCCGACCGTGGCCGATGAGAAGTCGCTGAACGCGACCTGGCTACCGCCCTGTTTGTAGTTGTTGTAACCGAAGCCCGCCGGCTGTTGGGGTTGCTGCGTGCCACAGATCAAACAAGGCGTGTTCAACGGCTGGTTGCCGGGAGGCGGGACCGCGATCAGCGACAGCGCCGAGGTGTTGGCATTGGCGGTGTAGCCCAGCGTAGAGATGATGTCAGCGCGAGCCGTTGGCTGGAAAAACATCGCCCCGGTGACGATGGCCGTGGTCATCAATAAGCGTTTCATCGTGAGTTTCCTTTTGTTGACGTGGAAGTTTAGTTCGACCACCGGTCGCCTTTAACGATACCTAAAACGGTGGTGCTGGTCAGTTCGGTATTCAGAACGGCGAGGGTCTTCGACAAGGTAGCCAGTTTGACATGGATCGCCGCCCAGACCTTGAAGTCGGCGAGAACGTCGGCATGGTACTGGTCCAGTGGCGAGAGGGTCGGAGGCGGCGGTGGTAGCTCTGTTGGTGGCGGTGTGGGTATCGATGGCGGCGGTGCTGCCGGTGGTGCTGGCGGGGACGGCGGTGGTTGTTGTCCAAGGAATTGTATCGATGCCAGATCCAAAGCGGGGCGTGCCGCCAGAACCGTGCCGCCCGACATCAACCCAAATACCGTGTTACCAGAAAACCCAACAGGATAACCGCCAGGGTTAAGTAAGAGATAACCTCCACCACTATCGTTAACAATCGTATTGTCTCTGATCGACACGGTTCTTCCGGCATTGCTCGCCCCTTCCTCGCCGTAAGCGAGTATGGCCGGGTTTTGCGTCGCGGCGCCCTGCTCAATGATGTTGCCCGCTATCGTGGCGTCGCCGCCGTTCGGCAGATCGATGCTGTACGACGAGGAAGAATCATTATCGAAAATCCGGTTGCCGGTGATGACGTTATTCACGGCGCGGGACTTGATTTCATGCCCGACGCTGGTGTCGTGGACATAGCTGTTGGTAAGCGTGAAAGTCGCGATCTGGCCGATGTAGAGCCCGTGCGTATGGCCGTTGCCGCCGACGCCATTGAACGCGATCTCGGAGTTGTCGATGCTGATCGACCCGGAGGCGTCGGCGGCCCCCAGCAGCCCGTCCTGGTTGTCGTGCAGGTAGACGTTATCGAGCGTCAGGCTCCCGCCCTGGTATCGCACCGCCGCGCCGTTGGCATCCGGCACGGTGACGCCGGAGATGTCGAAGCCGCTGATGGTGACGTTGCCCTGCTCGGTGATCATCGCCTTGCCGTCCGGCGGTTGCCAGCCATTGGCGGTGGTCAGCTTCACCCAGCCGCCCACGGCGACGAGGTTCAGGTCGTGGGTGATCGACAGCCACGTGTTGGTCCAGGCGCCGGCCTGGACTTCGATGGTATCGCCGGATGTGGAGGCGTCGATCGCCGCCTGGATCGAGCCGCCCGCCGCCACGTTGATGATCATCGGTCCCGCCATTTCGTAAGATCGTCAACCGCCACCTTGTCAGGAGACAGCGACGCCGTCACGGCTTCGCGGAGTTGTTCGTTCTGCCGCGTCAGATCGGCGACCTCCCGCTCCAGCTCCTCGATCTGGCGGCGCAGGTCGTTGATGAGATCGGGGACCATCACGATTTCATGTAGCGAGGGCCGCGCGATCCTTCGGCCCTCAAAGGAAAACCCTCGGCCCAGTCGGGCAGCTCCGACATGATGGCGCACATGGAGTCCACGGACCCAAACCCCACCGGAGGCTCGCAGACGACCTCGTCATGGATGAGCGTGAGCGGGCGGTAGCCCTCCTGTTCCAGGCGCAGCGCGGCGTGGACGAGGAGGTCGCGGCACAAACCCTGTACGGCGTTCTCGGTCAGCCGGCCCCCATACGTTTGTTGCCTCTCCCATTTCTTGTTCAGACTGTTGACCGCCATATATGAAACGCAATCGTTGCCGAAACGACCTGTCTCGATCAGGGGCTGGGAATACCAGATGTATCTCCCCGAAGGCAGGCGCATCCGCAGCCACTTGCGATCCATGCGAAACCGAATGCGCCCGCCACAAATGGCGGTGGACTGACCAGGGTGACGCACGGCGTCGATCGCCGCCTGGTTCATGTCCTCCCACAGGCGGGGTATTTGTTTGTAAGTCCCGCGATACACGCCCACGGCGCGTTCCGCCTCTTCCGGGGCGAGGAGAACACTCGCCTGCGCGATGCAGGTCTCGCGGAACTTATGCCAACCCATTTGATAGCCGCAGCCAAGCACCAGGGTCTTGCCGACGAAACGGGCGCGGCTGTCCTTGGTCACGGTCACGGGGTCGATGCCATAAACCCTGGCGCCGATCTCCTCGTAGACTTTCCGCTTCGCGCGGAACGCCTCGACCAGATCATTCTGGCCGCTCAGCCACGCCACGCCCACCGCCTCGACCGAGGCGAAGTCGCCCGCCGCGATCTCGTGGCCGGGGGCGGGGATGATCGCGCCGCGCAGCATCTTCGAGACGACATCGAGCGGCGGGCCAGCGATGGCGTCCACCATCGCCGCGCCGTGGTCGAGCAGTTCGCGGTGGCCCTCCCAGTCATGCACGACATCCCTGGGGAAATTCTGCACCTGCAACCCCTGGCTGATGTATCTGCCAGTTGATGCGCCGTGATAGCCGAGCAGACCCCTCACGCGGCCATCGGCACTGGAGCGGTCACTGATGGCCGCCAGCTTCCTGACGCTGATCTTGCCGGCTTCCAGGCGGCACCGGAGGACGCTCTTTTCGAGCAGTCCCACGCGGGGATCGGCGATCAAACGCTGAACATCCCGCCGCCGTAGATCGGGGATCACCTCTTCTTCCGGTTCAACCTCTTCCAGATCATCGAGTAGTTCACCCTCGCGGGCGAGATCAGGCGGCGGCGAGAGATCGACGCCGCGCTTCATCAGCCACATCTTGAGCGCGCCAACATTGGACGCGGTTTTGACGATGCCGACCGTGAGGAGATTCATGTCGTGATTGAGGAGGGCGACGGTCTCCTCGGCGACGATCGACGCCGCCTCGACGAAGCCCAAATCAAATCTCACCCCCCTGTCGTTCATGCTTTCCGTCAGATCCCACACGTCGAGTTCCGGCTGGGGCAGAGCGGCGGTGGAGCGTTGGACCTGGCGCTCCACTTTCACATCGGTCGAGCAATAGTCGCTCAACCGGGCCATGCGGGCCTCATCTTCCCACCACGCCAGTGACCCATCCGAGGTTCTTCTCGGTTTGCACATCTGGAGCATGAGGCGCCAGCCGTCGCCATCCTTCTTGATCGGCAAGCCCAACGCCATTCCCGCCCCGTCGAGGCTGGCCGGCAGGGCCTGGGCGCGGGCGCGGGCCATGGTGCAAATCCATCTGTCGATCGCGACCAGTGGCCAACCGTGGCGCGGGCGCAGGACGCCTTCGATCAACAGCCGCTCGAACTGGGCGTTATGGGCGACGACCTCGCGCGTGGGGTCTTCCAGGTGTTTGAGGTATTTCGGGAGGAGTTCTTGCCCCGGGCGCCACTCCCACGGCTCTTCCATGCCGATGGCGAGGCGGGCGACGGTAACGGAGGTGGAGGGATGAGCGGCGTAGACGTAGACGCCGGTCTTCCTGAGATCGACGGTCGATCGGGTTTCGAGATCGAGGAAGAGAAGCTGATCAATGTCAGTAGTCATCGTTTTCCCACCTGATATCGACGTAATCATAATCCTGGATCGACTGGTTATCTTCGTTCAGCAGATGGAACGCGTGATCCCAGGTGTTTATCGCGTGCTCATCGAACCACGCGCCCAGCGCGTTCATGCAGTTCTTTTCATTACGATAGAAGGACCACCCGGAAAGACCATCCTGGGCGATGTGAATACGCTTTCGGCAGTCGTGGCAGACCAGGTAGTAATTGACGCTCATATCTCACCCCCGGGAAGACGCCCGCGCCCGGAAGGGCGCGGGTTACAGGACTGTTAGAACTCGTCTTCCATCTCTTCGACGACCTGATCGAAATCCTGCGCCGCCGACGTGCGGCCGAAAGCGCCGTCGTGCTTCAGCAACTGGACGTTGCCGAGACCCAAACTGACCCCGACCCCAATGTTGTTATAGACGAACGGTCGCACGCTGATGTTGGCCCAGCGCCCGGCGTAAACCGCGCGTGGATCAGTGACGGGTTCAAGCGAGGCATCGACGATGGCGGGCTTGTCCTTGGAGCTGACGGAGACGAAGTGCCAGCCCTTCTCGTATCCCGCCATGTGTTCTTTCTCTTCGGCGCGACGGACGACGCTCTCGGGGCGGCGGGCATTGGCCGGCCATTTCTTCTGGTCCTTGCCCCACACCTCCACGCACAGATCGTTGAGCGCCTTCAGCAGCGGCGCCACGTCGAAGGTGGGCGGCAGCAACAAGGTGCAGGTATATTTCTCATCGCCGCCATTGAACGAGCTCGGTTCGATCAACGAAGGAAAGCTGAGGCGGCCAGGGCCGAGGCGGATGGTTGATACAACTGGTTTCTGTGCCATTTTAACTTATTCCTCTGTGTTAACTATTTCAAACTCGATGCGCGGAGCAACCGCCGCGCGCGGATCGGACGCCGGAGCCAACGTGGTTCCGGGATCTGATAGTGTGACCAGCTCATTCCACTGAGCCGGCTTCTTCAACTTCTTCGCCTTCAGGATCTTCTCCGCCTGGGTCGGGCTTTGGAGCTTATGAGCGAATGCATCAGGGCCGAGAGCCTCCGTCATGACGAAAGTCGCCACGTCCTCATCGGCCCATACCCTCTTGCCGCGCTTATCGACCAACTTCCACCCTGGAATCTCCTCGCCTTTGTCGGCTATCGATTTGGCGTAAGCGCGAACGGCGGCGAGCCATTCGTCGATGATCTCCGCGCCTTCGAGAATTCCCCCTAAACGCTCGCGGGATATCTTGGCGGGGTCCGGCAGGAACGTGACGGCGTCCTCGACTTCCACCACTTCGAATTCCAGTCCGATAGAGGCGATGGCCTTCGCCCGCAGCGCCGGGCAGTCACCGGCGGCGCGGCAGAAGCGGCAGTGATCGCCCGCGATCCTTGGCGCGAGCGGGTCCGTCACCGCTTCCGCGATCTCAAGGAGGTCGGCGGCGAAATCATGGATCTCCGCCGTCGTCATGATGGTCCTCTGGGGCGGCCCGAGGGCCGGCTGGACGACCACCAACTCGATCTGGGTGATCTCATGGGCAAGCCCGGTGGGCAGGCTGTGCAGGGCGCCGAGGCCGTAGCCGCCCAACTGGAGATTGACCCTCCCATCGGCACGGCGGACGGAGACGGGGACACCCCGGCCGGTCTTGAAGTCAGCGACGTAGAGGACCGGCGGGGCGATGATCACCGCGTCGGCGGTGCCCCAGTAAAGCTCCGAGAGGGCGGAGAGTTCGAACGCCTGCTCCAGCAATAATTCACCACCGAGGCGATCATGCGCCGCCTGGACTTCGATCTGATAGGCGAGGATCATCTCCGCGCCCTCCGGGTCTTCAGGCAGAGCGTCGAGAGGATTCAATCCTTCGCTGATACACGCCGGCGCCAGCGCATGGAGATCGGTTCCGCGTTTGGCGTAGACGGAGGTGGGGTTTAGCCTGCCTTCCTCGGCCCGCATCGACCCAGGACACATGAAGCGGCGTTCAAGGGCGGACATTCCGAGGGGCGAGTGGCCCCGCTCCGAGGGGAGTCGGGTATCGTTCACGCCCCATACTCCGCGAGAACCTTCTGGGCTTCCTCGGCGATGACAGGCCAGGTCGAGGGGTCGCACTCGGACAAACGCCGACTGCCACCATAGGCCTCCAGGATGTTGGTGATCGCCTTGACCTTGAGCGGATGCACCGCGCCGACCTTGGACAGCAGAGAGCGCATGGCGGGCTCGTCGAGGGGTTCGGGCGGAGGCGGCGGGGCCAGGGGCGTGGCGTTAATGGGCGCTTCGGCGCCATTGGTCTTCGCCCTGGAGCGTGTTGGTTTTGGTGGCAAAGGGGGAGGTTCCACCGGAATAATCTCCGGCTCCGGCGCGGGCGGCGGTGGTGGCGCGTCCGATGGCAGGTCAGCCGTGGCTTCCATCAGCTGTTCATCCGACAGAGCCTTACTGAGCGTGGGGTATCTGATGACCCCGCCGTGACGGCGATGCTGAAGAACCAGGAACAGCTCCTCTTCGGTCAGGTCGATCGAACAATTAACAGTGATGCTCATGAGGTCTCTTCCAAAAGTTGAGTGACGATCCGCCGCTTGCGGCGGACGATGTCGGCGACGCGGGCGTCGATGGAGTCCGCGACGGTCAGGATGGATATCCGCACGGGGCGGGCCTGGCCGGCGCGATACAGGCGCGCGACGGCCTGATCGATCGAGGCGCTGGTCCAGTCGGTCTCCAGGAAGATGGCGCGGCGGGCGCTCTGGAGGTTGAGACCGAACCCGGCCACCCTGACGGAGGCCACGAGGACTTTGACGACGCCCGCGTTGAACCCGGCGACGGCGCCCTCGCGAAGAGTATGGGCGGTTTCGCCCATCAGGAGGCGGGCGCCGAGAGACTGGCAGGCATCATTGATGGCCTGGAGGGCCGCGACGTGGACGCCGAAGAGGACGATCCTGTCCGCGCCGCCCTCGATCTCACTCTTGATGAGATCGACCGCCGCCCTGCTCTTGGCCAGGGCGAGGACGCGGCGGGTGCTGGCGAGCGGCAACAACATCGCGTTGAGCCGCTGCCACCCCGCCTCGTCGCTACCTTCCAGCTGGGTCAGGACAACATTCAGCTCATTCCGTTGTTGCTCTGTCATCGTGGCCTCGATCGCGCGGCGATCGGCGGGACTGATCTCGACGGGCAAGGTGTCCACGGTCAGCGGCGGCAGGTCGGTCACATCGGACAGTTTCACGCGGCTGGCGCATTTCGAGAGGATGGCGCGGAGCTCTTCAGTATTACGGGCACCGACGATGATCGGGCCAAATGTCTTTTGGACAGTGACGCAAAAGTGGTTGAGAAACTGCTGTTTCTGTACCTTGCCGGGGATAAGGTTGGGGAAAAGGCGGGACAGATGTGGATGTAATTCGTCAGGGCTATTGAGCACGGGCGTCCCCGTCGCGATCCAGACCCGGCTGGAACGAGTATAAAGAGCCCCTTTCGAGTAAATAGTGGCGCCGTAGAAGGCTCTTGTTCTCGCCGCGGCGCCGTGGCCGAGAGCATGACCCTCGTCGCAGACGATGCTCTCCCAGTAAAGACGGAATAACTGTTTCCAGATCTCGACCCTTCGCATCAGGTCGTAACTGACAATCACGATATCGGCGGTGTCATCGACGATCGATTTGCCGGAGGTGATCCGCTGGACGCGGACGCCAAGACGCCAGGCGGCGATGTCGGCCAGGGTCTGCGGGATCAGGACGGCGTGGGTGATCCACAGTTGCCGCCCGCCCACGGTCGCGCCGGCGCGAATGAGCGCGGCGGTTTTTCCAACGCCAGGCTCCCATAATAGGAGGAAATGCCCTTTGGCCATATCGGGTATGACGGCCGCCTGGTGCTTCCAAAGTTTCACCACCAGGGCTCCTCATTCGTAACGGCTTTCCAGGTCAGGCCGCTCAAAGCACGCCCGACCGTGCTCGCCGCCACCCCGTGACTCTGGGCTATTCTATAGTTGGGCTCTCCGCCCCCGGCGCGACGTCTGATATCTCTGATCACCTCGGGCGTCAGTTTGGCCAGGTGGCTATCAACGCCTTTACACATACGACCTTTGTTGACAGCGTCTCTCGTGTTCTCGGCGGGCGTTCCCAGAAACAAATGATCGGGTCGGACACATGTCGGTACATCGCAACTGTGACATACGCTCTTGCCTCTGGGGACGGGACCATGAGCCCATGTCCACGCCAAACGATGAACCCTTACCTGTCGCGCGGGGGCCGTTTCAGATTTAGGAAGCCAGAAAACACCGTATCCGTATCTGTCAGGCTGCGTGCATCCTTTCCAAATCCAGCAGCCTTCGCTTTTCTCGACGTAACTCCAGAACCGCTCCTGGACGACGTCCAGAGGGAGCACTGGCCTCACCCAATTACCGCTCCCGATCACCATGATTCATCCTCGACAGGCTCGGGCGCCCGCTCCGGCGCGGGCAGTCCCGACGCGAGGATTCCGACTATTACAGAGCGTAATATGAGGATACGCCCACTCAGGCGAATAGCCGGGAGTTCGCCACGCGCCACCTGCCCGTAGATAGTGCGGGAGGGCACGCCCAGGACGCGAGCAGCCTCCGCGACTGAATAGGTATGAGAAGGTAGCGTGTTGTTCATGTGAAGCGTATTAACAGGTAGCGTATGTGGCAACAAGGGGAAAAGTGATGCGGTTCACCAAGGAAAACACGCCAGAGGCGAACGACGATGACATTCGGAAGATGAACGAACGCTATTATATCGTCGCCGATAGCGTGCGCCCTGGCGGATTCGAGCCGTCTTTCCTGGAGAAACTGGCCGAGGTCGTAAGGGAGGAAGTCATGGTGCAGCGGCGGCTGCGGGAGGCGTTCCAGACGTATCAAAACAAAGACAAGGAAAAAGATGGCGAAGGAGGCAAATAGGGTTGACCTATGGTCGTGAGAGGTTCATATAGGGGACATCAACAAGGAGACGCCAACATGACCGATGCGATGAAGACCGCGATCCTCACCGCCTTCGCCACCGCCGACACGCACCTCATCGCGGCTGCTTTTGGCCTCGAGCGCGCGGAAGTCGAACGGGTGCTCTGGGAGGACGCCAAAAACAACCGCCCGATCCGTTGGACGAAAAAGGAGATCGCGGCCTGGAGCGCCTGAAGGCGAAGAAAAACCGGCGGCGTGGGGGGCGCCGCCGGAAGTGGGGGTGTGACGAATAACGAGTGGAAAAGGAATGTAAGCAGATGAAAACGAGCAACGCAACATTGATGGATAAATGCCGCGAATGCGGCGGTGGTGGACTGCGCGGGGACGGTCACCCCAATGACCCATGGGCGAAAACGTGGGAGTGCCGCGAATGTGAAGGGACCGGCGAGGTCGTGGCGTCTTGCGAATGCTGCCAACGTGACGCGGTGGAAGTGTTCGATGGGCTGATGCTCTGCTCCGTATGCGCGGAAGAACAGCGGTTGGATTACGCGGTGGAAGCAGCGGAGTATCGGTCGTGAGTGGAAAACTGACGGCCTGGGACATCCGGATCATGTTGCTTGAGCTGGATCTCGCCGAGAAATACCGCGAGCTGCCGGAGACGCACGGGAAAAGCATCAGGGCGATACGCGACATGCTGCTGCGCGCCGCCGTCGGGGATGTCGAAATGGAGACGGAGGAAAAGCCATGAGCGAGACGATGCGGGGGATCGTGGAGGATGACCGCGCGCGACGTCTGGGAGCGGCGCTGACGGCGTTGCGGTGGACCTCGGGGGATCTGGCGGAGGTGCTTGGCATCGGCGTCAGCACCGCGCGCAGGTGGCGGGAAGGGCTGTATCCCGTGCCGGACGCGGTGATGACGTGGATCGAAGGGCTCGCGGGCGCGGTAGCGGCGGCGGGGCCGCCGCCGGTGCGGGTGAAGATCGGCCATCGGCCGTCGAAGGAAATGGACGAATGGGCTGAATGGGGGTGAGCGCATACTACACGAAGAAACCGAGGGGGTGAACGATGGCTGACGACAAGGACAAAACACGAGGGTTGAACCTACGGGATATCCCCGGCCTGAGCGCGATGCTGGCCGTCGATCGGTGGTGCATCTGGTACTGGCGGGTGCTGATCCGAAAGGACGGGACACGGGGGCGGACCAAGGTTCCCGTCATCCCCGGAACGGGCATCGGCGTTCGCGTCAACGATCTGGAAGGCATGGCCGGTTACGATCGGGCGGCGTCAGCGGTGGAGGTCGAGGACGCCGCCGGCGTCGGCTGGCGGATGGAGGGAGACATCGGGCTGGTGGCGCTGGATCTCGATCACTGTCGTGATCCGAAGACCGGACGGGTGGACGGATGGGCGCTGGCGCTCCTTACAGCCGCGCCGGGGGCGTATCGGGAGATCACGCCCAGCGGAACGGGGTTGCGGGTCCTGGGACGCCTGGGAGGGCTCCCAGAGGCGTTCCAGGGCAAGTTACGGGTGAAGGCATGGGCGGACGGGCTGGAGGGGCCTGACAGCGCCGAGGAGCGCGCCTGGTGGGGGAAGGGGATCAAGGCCGGCGCCGCGATCGAGATCTTCCATGCCTGCGCCCGGTTCCTGACAGTGACCGGATGGGACCCGGTCGGGGATTGCACGGTCGAGATAACGCCCGTCGTGGAATGGCTGATGGAGCGAGCCGAGAAGGGGCGGACCATCGAAGGGCGCGCGGAGCGGAGCGAGGACGAAGGGCTCTCCCTGCGCGGGCACATCGAAGACGTGATCGCGGCCCTCGGGGTTATCCCGAACGAGGATGTGGGGTGGGATGACTGGTCGAAGACCGGGATGGCCGTATGGGGCGCCACGGGCGGAAGCGAGGACGGATACGAGGCGTTCAGGGAGTGGAGCGCGAAGAGCGGCAAGCACGACGACGCGGCCTGCCGCGAGCGGTGGGATCACTGGATGCGCTCGCCGCCTGGTCGGCTCGGTATCGGGACGCTGCTGTATGAGGCCAACAAGGCCGATCCGGCGTGGGTGAAGCCGTCGAGGAAGGCGCGGGGGGAGTCGGAAGCCTCGGTGATCCAGGGTGGTGGTAAGAAGAAAAAACCAGTCGCCGCCGGGTCGATCGTCACCGAGGGGAAAGTAGCGGACATCTTCACGGCCGCTCACGTGGAGCAGCTGCGCTTCGATCATACGCGCGGAAAATGGTTTCTGTGGAATGGCGCGCGGTGGAAGCGGGAAGAGACGAAGCTGGCCTATCGATGGGCGCATGAAAAGGCGCGGCGCGCGGCGTGGGGGCATGCGCCGAAGACCGTGGAGCAGGCCGGGAAAGCATCGTTCGCGGGTGGCGTGGAGCGGCTGGCGCAGGCACGGGGGGCGTTCGCGGTCACGCATGAGATATGGGACGCGGACCCATGGCTACTGGGCACGCCCGATGGCGTCATTGATCTTCGAACCGGAGTCATGCGAGGGGCGCGGCCCGAGGACTACATCACGCGATCGACGGCGGTCGCGCCCGCCGTGGGCGAGGATTGTCCCCTCTGGCTGAAGTTCCTGGAGGAAGCGACCGGCGGCGACGCCGGAATGATCGGATTCCTCCAGAGATGGTTCGGCTACTGCCTCACCGGAATCACGCATGAGCACGCCCTGGTGTTCATCCACGGTGACGGAGGGAACGGCAAAAGCGTCGTTATGAACACCGTCTTTGGGATCATGGGCGGCTACGCGACGAACGCCGCCATGGATACGTTTGTCGTGACACGCGGAGACAAGCACACGACGGATCTCGCCATGTTGGACGGGGCGCGGATGGTCATGGCGTCCGAGGTGGAGGAGGGGCAGACCTGGGCCGAAGCGCGGATCAAGGCCATCACGGGCGGCGATTCGATAACCGCCCGCTTCATGCGGCAGGATAATTTCACGTTCGTCCCTCGCTTCAAGCTGACGATCAGCGGCAATCACAAACCAGCACTGAAAGGCGTTGATAACTCCACCCGCCGCCGGTTCAATATCGTGCCTTTCGATAAGCGGCCCGCCATGCCCGATGTGGAACTGCCTGAAAAGCTGAAAGCGGAATGGCCGGGGATTCTGCGATGGATGGTCAACGGGTGCCTGGAATGGCGGCGAAACGGGCTCGGAGCGCCGGAGGCGGTGACCATCGCCACCAATGATTATTTTGAGTCGCAGGATGTTTTCGGGCGGTGGATCGAAGACCGATGCAATCTTGGATGGGGAATGGATGACACACCCGCCGCGTTGCTGAGCAGCTTCGAAGACTGGTGCCGGGTCAACAGGGAAGAGATGACGGACAGTCGCCGCCTGAGGGGAATGTTGGAGAAAATACAAGGGGTTCACTACAAGAAAACAAATGGGCTGCGGCTTGTCCACGGGATCGAACTGAAAGAGACGACGGTGGCCAAAGAGAAAAAAGCGAAGGAAGAAGCAGCGAAAAAAGCCGCCGCCGGGAATGGTGGCGCGCCCAAAGCCGATCCCGAAGAAGAAGCCCCCGGAGAGTTTTGACTTTAGATAAACAAAAGGGTCCAGGGCAGGGTAGGGCAGAGTAATAACGATTGACCGCATACACGCGCGTGCACGCATATACGTGTAGGGCGAGTTACGTTATTGGCCCGCCCTACCCTGCCCTGGTTGATATTTGATAATAAGGAATATGTGATGAGTAACGGGAAATGGGGTGATCCAGGCGTGCCTAAGGCCGGATGGGAATGTGTTGGTGTAGAGGATCTGGAAGAGCCGAGCGTCATTTGCGAGATGTGCGAGGTCCAGGAAATCCGATACGTCCATTCGATGGAACATCGGGATTATCCCGATACGCTACGATGCGGCTGCATCTGCGCCGGGAACATGGAACAGGATGTCGCGGCGGCGCGCGTTCGCGACGCGGGCATGCGAAAACGGGCGGCGCGGCCCGCGCCTCCCGACCCGGAGTGGTGGTGACCCTTATCCTCGGGATCGACCCCGGCATGAATGGCGCGGCCGCGCTGATACGAGTGGAGGCTGGCAAACCTCCCGGCGCCGTTATCGCGCCTTTGTCCGATCGGTGGTTTCTGTTGGCCACACGCGATGTCAGGCTGGTTGTCGTCGAAGCCCAACACGCGAGCCCCCAGATGGGCACACGCTCGGCCTTCGCCCTGGGGCGGGCATACGGGGCCGTACGGGGCGTGCTGGCGACGCTGCCGGGACTGAGGGTGGAATATGTCCAGCCGGCGGTCTGGAGGGGCTCCTACGGGCTCTCGGGCGGCGCGGCTGGCAAAGCGGCCGGCGTCGCCATGGCCAGGGATGTTCTGAACGACCCTGAACGGCCCCTGACGCATGACGAAGCCGATGCCGTGTTGCTGGCATGGTGGGGCTGGCGGAACGTGGTCAATCGCCCGGTAACGGATTAGCGGCGAGCGTTTCACGAGCCCTCGCATAACGGGCCAGAGCTTTCCGGTAACCCTCGCGCGCCGTGTCGCGCTGACAACGCAATGCCTCGTTTTCCCGGTCATACGTTCCGGCTGGCGCATATCCCCGCTTCATCGCGCGACGGTTCAGGGTGATTTGATGCGTCGCGTCCTCGGCCGCGCGGGCGTGGCGCGCCATGGCGGCGAGTGCTGATGCACTCGCCCGCGTGGCGCGAATAATGGCGTTCATGCCGCCACCCCGTTTTTCTTGAACACGACGCCCGCGCGACGCTTCACGGCGCGCGCCTGAGTGGAATGGTTCGGGATGACGATGTTTCGCTTCCCCTTGCCTTTGATCCCCGAGCACAGCTGGCAATCCTGACACTGAAGGAGCTTGCCGGCTTCCTCCGACGCGGGACACAGCGCTTCGGTCTTTTCCCTGGTCCAGCCAACGGCGGGGGCGACGCGGAATGTACGCCAGCCAGCCGCCTGGGCTTCGGCCGCTTCCTCGAGCGTATCAACTGACGCCATCACGTACGCCTTTAACCAGGCGAAGCGGGCATCGCGCCATTGGTGGGTATAGCCGGTGCGGCCGGCGCTCTCGCTCAGCATCGACACCCAAACCGACTCTGGCACGGCGGCTGGATCACCATACGTTCCCAGACGGATCAATTTGCCATCGAACGCTTCGGCGAGATCTTCAATCGCACACGTCTCATAATGGCCGCGAGCGTGTGATTTATGGACAATGGTCACGCCTTGCCCAAGGTTCACATAACACTCGCGTGAGCCTTCGATCCGCATGCCTTCGTCATCGCGCAGACCCCGGTGCTTACAGTCGCCGCAAATCGCCTTGTCGGCGCCGGTGCGGGAAGCTTCAACGGGATGCATATCGTCGCGGAGGATATAGGTTTGGAGTAATTCAGCTCCGGTCTTCCTGTTTGACGAGCCGGAGAAGCCGGTGACGATCATGACGATCGGTGATCCGTCCAACATCGATGGTCCCTGATAGACGAGCATGACTGGTTGTCCTGTTTGACTGTTTGAACTGGTTAACTGGTTGATCCAACCTATATGGACCCGTTGCGTTCATAGCGCAAGGGGTATTTTGGGGTCGGACGAAGATAGTTGGCGACGCGGGTCTTCTGTGGTATCGGGATACTCAGTATAAATAAAGAGACAGAGTCCTGTGTCTGCTTCTGGTAACAATCCTGAACAGAAACGGCGAGTTCCGCCGAAAGCATGGAAGCCCGGACAGTCTGGCAATCCTTCTGGCCGTCCCAAGGTCTACAAGGATATTCAGGAGCTGGCGAAGGTTCATACGCCGGCGGCGATCGCCGCGCTTGTGCTGTCGCTACAGGACGAACGGACGCGTGTGCCGGCCGCTGTCGCCTTGCTGGATCGTGGCTGGGGCAAGCCGTCGCAGTCGCTCGACATCAACAGCAATTCAACCATTGAGCTGCACTTAGTGGCGGCTCGAGCAATCAGCGCAACCCTCATTGAACAGCAATCAACGCCAGCAATCGAAACGATCGAGTCCACATCTACAGACATTCCAACGGAATGATAGTGTAATGACACATCAACCAATCATGGAGTGTGTCACCAATCGTCCGTTTGAACAGGTGGCCGATGACAATCATCAAGCCACAGTCAACATGATCGCGCGATCGGGCGTGTGTGCGCGTGCGCGCGCCCAGGCGCGCGGGCGGGTGCCCGCCCCCCTGCCCGCGCGTGTGGCGATGGCACTGGCACCCCCTTCAAAATTGTCATGGACTTTTCCCAAAACACGTTACGATATCAAATTGTTGGCTCTTCCAAAATTCCCCAGAGGATTTCTGAAACATCATTACGGTTTTGAAACACTTAGTGCATTGATATTCATATCGGGAGTGGAATTTATAGAACTACATGGCCCAGACGGGCAACGGGCGTTCCTGAATCCGAAGGCGATCAGTAGTTTGCGAGAGCCCATTGATATGGATTTAAAACGTTTTACCAGAAGTGTCCATTGTGTCGTGGTAACAACGAACGGAAAGTTTATCGCGGTCGTCGAGACCTGTACTTATATTCGTGACACGCTCGGGGTTAAACCATGAGCGCGGAGCCTCTTACTCAACAATTCGCCACCAACCCGTTCCACGCGGCGATTGAAAAGTATGCCCGCGCGCCGATCGCCTTCGTGCGGGATATTCTGGGTGTGGAACCAGACCCATGGCAGCTGGAGGCACTCCGCGCGGTGGCGCGCGGGCATACCCGTCTGGCCATTCGCTCGGGGCATGGCGTCGGCAAGACCTGCTTCGCCGCGTGGCTGTGTGTATGGTTCATCTGCACCCGCGCGCCGTTCAAGGTCGCCATAACCGCGCCGTCGTCCTCCCAGTTGTTCGACGCGCTATGGCCCGAGTTCATCAAATGGCTGAACATTCTTCCTTCTGGCTGGCGCGATCTGTGGGATATTCGCTCCGATCGCGTCACGCTAAAGGCCGATCAGGAATGTTTCGTCACCGCGAGAACCTCCCGCCCCGATACGCCAGAGGCGATGGCGGGCCTGCACTCAGCGCATATTCTTCTCATCGCCGACGAGGCCAGCGGTATCCCCGAATCGGTCTTCGAGGCCGCCTCGGGCTCGATGTCATCACATGGCGCGATAACGCTCCTCATCGGTAACGCCACACGTTCAACCGGCTTCTTCTACCGCGCCCACATGATGGAGCGGGACCGGTGGTACACCCAGAAGGTCTCCTCGGCCTCTTCCAAACGGGTCACCTCGGAGTTCGTCGAGGAGATCGCCAATCGCTACGGCATGGACTCGAATGCTTTCCGCGTCCGCGTCCTCGGCGAGTTCCCCCTCGCCGACGACAACACCTTGATCGGCGCCGACCTCGTCGACAGCGCCATGCTCCGGGACATCGAGATCGACCCTCTCGCCATCGAGATCTGGGGTGTCGATGTCGCCCGATTCGGCACCGACGCCTCCGTTCTCGTGAAACGCAAAGGCCGGGTCGTGACCGAAATGCCGCGCGCCTGGCATGGCCTGGATACCATGCAACTGGCCGGCGCCATCAAGGCGGAGTGGGACATCCAGAGCCCCACCGCCCGTCCCTCTCTTATATGTATCGACGTGATCGGCATCGGGTCCGGCGTCGTCGATCGTCTGCACGAGCAAAACCTGCCCATTCTCGGCGTCAATGTCTCCGAAACGGCCTCAACCACCGGTAGATACGCACGCCTACGAGACGAGTTATGGGTGCGCTGCAAGGAGTGGCTTGGCAACCGCAACGTGCGTTTGCCGCGCCATGATCGCCTCCGCGACGACCTCCTCATGCCGCGTTATTCCTTCCTCTCGGATGGCCGCCTCCAGGTCGAGAGCAAGCAAAGCATGCGTTCTCGCGGTCTCCCCAGCTGCGATCACGCCGATGCGCTCAACCTTACGTTCTGCGAGCAGGGGCTGGGTGTCGGGTCCGGCATGACCTCCGGTCTGTTCGACAAAACCCCCATGCACATGAGCCTGGCCGATGGAGACCTGGTATGACAAAAGCGGAAGAGAACTCCCTGACGAATCCAGGCCATATCGCCTTCTGCGAGGGTCTGGCGCGGCGCTACATCAAGGATGTGGCGGATGCCCTCGCCGACGGGATCATCGCGGAAATGAAGTTATCATTCCTGACGGTCAGGGCCGGGGCGATCGATCGCCTTGAGCGCCTTGAGACCCTGGAGCGGGCCGTCGAGACGTTGCGTGGCGACTTCGCGGCGTTTCGGGCCGATGTGGAGAAAGCCCTCGCGGGAGAGCCGCTCGATCCCGAATCTCTCTTGTGGCTCCGGCTGCGCGACATCGCGGACAGGACAGCACCATGAGCGCCTCCCTCGCCCCTCCCCCGCCGCCCTCACTGTCCCAGGGCCTTCTCGCCCCCCAACAGATCGCCAACACCAACGGCCCCACGCCCCTGCCCAATATCCCCAACCTGATTCCCCATGGGATGCGGCCCACGCCTCTGTCCGCCTCCCCCTCCGAGCAGATGCTGGCGTTCCTCCTGCCGCCCTCCCACGACGACGATCCGCCAGACGGCGACCAGTCTCTCCCTTCCGGCCTCCGTAAATACGCCGCCGGCCTGCGCCCCACCCTCAAACCAACAGCCTCACCCTGGTCCCAGGAGATCGTCTTCGAGCGTCTCGGTAAGACGGATGTGGAAATCAACGCCGTCGCCCGTTTCTATTACAAAACCGCCCAGAACTATGACGCGTATCTGTCCCGCGAGCGGGTCACCGCCTCCAATTACTACGCCGGTCTGCCCGATGGGCCGCTGGAAGATGGCCGCTCCAAGCTGACGATGACCGTCGTGCGCGACACCATCCGCCAGACGCTGCCCTCTCTCCTGCGTATCTTCACCGGCGTGGAAGATCCGGTCTCCTTCCAGCCCCTCTCCTCGGACCATAACGTCACTGCCCAGAACGACCAGCTCGCGACATCCCTCGCCAGACAGGCGACGGACTACGCGCGCTGGGCGCTGTTCACCGCCAACCCCGGCTGGACCATCCTCCACGACGCGCTGCTCGACGCCCTGACCCGCAAGGCGGGCTGGGTGCGGTGGCACTGGGGGTCCTCGAAGCACACCCGCACCGAGGTCGCCGCCGGTCTCCTTCTCCCTCAACTTCAGATGCTCCTCTCCGAGCCAGGCATCGAGGCGTCCCGCATCGTCAGACGCCCGATGACGCCGGCGGAATCCCAGGCTCTCGCCAAAACCCCCGAAGGCCGGATGTATCTCCAACAAGGCGCGCCCGCTGAATACTGGAGCGCCACGATCACCCGGAGCGCCACCCAGGCATGGCCCCAGGTCTCTCACGTCCTCACCGAGAGCGTCTGGATCGACCCCTCCGCCGCGTCCGTCGAAACCACCCCGGCTCTCTTCATCGTCCAGGACTCGACCGTCAGCGATCTGATCGAGGCGGGCCTTCCCGAGGACAAGATCCTCGCCAACATCGCCTCGGGACGTGGCTCCGCCGGGCGGCAACGGACGGAACTGATCGCGCGGTCCAACGCCCAGGGCCACAACATCGCCGGCGCCCCGCCCAACGATAAGTCTCAGTCGATCGTGCGCCACGCCGAGGGTTGGATCAGGTGCGACGCCGATGGCGACAACGTCTCGGAACTGCTGCACGTCCATCTCCTCGGATCATCCCAGAACCTCGTCATGTGGGAGCGAGCGGACGAGATCCCGCTCGCCTGCTTCACACCTTACAGAGAGCCAGGCAGGGTCATCGGTCAGAGCCAGGCCGACATGGTCATGGACCTGCAACGAGTCGAATCCCGCGTCATGCGCGGCGTGCTCGATTCACTCGGCCAAAGCATGTTCCCCCGCACGACCGTCGTCGTGGGTCAGGCCAATCTCGCCGACACCCGCCAGACCGCGATCGGCTCGATCATTCGCGTCGCCCAGCAAGGCGCCGTCCAGGAGCTGACCAAGCCGTTCATGGGGAAAGAAGCCCTGCCCATAATGGCCGTCCTCGAAACGATCCGCGAGTCCCGCACTGGCATCACGCGGGCCTCGTCGGGTCTGACCGTCGATGAGCTGCAATCAACCGCCCCGATCGCCGTGTCCCAGCAGTCCTCCGCCGCCCAGGACCGCCTCGACATGGTGGCCCGCACCTTGGCCGAGACCGGTCTCGCTCCGCTCTACAAGGGCCTCCTGAAGATGCTGGCGCGCCAGCAGGACCGTCCCAACGTCATTCGTATCCGTCAACAATGGATACCCATCGACCCGCGCGCGCTCGCCACCCAGTGGGAGACGGCGGTCAATGTCGGCGGCAAGGGCATGCCCCAGGAGCGTCTCACCATGCTCAGCGCCATCGCCCAGAAGCAGGAGCAACTGATCCAGCAAGGCGGGCTCGCCAATCCCCTCGTCGGCCTGCCGGAGTATCGCAACACCCTCGCCCGCATGCTGGAGACGGTGAACATCGCCGATATCAGCTCCTACTTCAAAGCCCTGCCGCCCGACTTCGCCCCTCCTCCCGCCCCGCCGCCGCCGCCCAATACCGACCTCATCCTCGCCGACGTGCAGAACAAGAAGACCAACGCCGACATCGAGAACACCCGGGCGGACCAGCAGACCAAACGCGCCTCTCTCCTCCTCGAAGACGACCGCGAGCGAGACAAATCCGCCCTCGATGCCTGGGTGAAGGCGTGGGTGGCGGGCGCGACATCCAACATCGTCGTCCCCTCTCTCGACGAGTTCAAACAAGCCATGAAGTCCAACGCCCCGGCGGTCGGACTACTGTCGGATCTGCCGCCTCCCACCAGCCCCCAACCCCCGGCGGTTGGCGCGCCCCAACCCAAACCCCCTCAAGGCCCCCAGGGCATGCCGATGATGCCTCCAGGGCCACCCAGGCCGCCCATGATGCCCCAGCCCGCCGCGCATCCTGTCGCCCCGCCCCCAGGCCCCATCAACCCGGAAGCCGCCAACACCATTCGTCAGTCCCTGGCGACGGGCCGGATGCCGACCGCTTACGGCCAGCTGACCCAACGGGCTTCCGCCTTCCCGCTCAATGGCCCTGGTGGCCCAGCCCTCCCCAACCCAGGAGGTCCGAATGGATAATCTTCCACTTCCGACCGTGAGACAGTGGCAACGGGATTGCCGCGAGGCCTCCCAAGACCAGGCCACGCCGAAATGCCCGGGTTGCGGCCGCCGCCTCGGCGTCCGCGAAGCGATGTTCAACGAGAGCGGCACAGATCAATGGATGTGCGACAATGCCTGCTGCGACGGACAGTGAGCAATCCTGAAACGAGCACCCGCGAGGACTTTTACAACTTCATGCGCCTTCGCACGTCCACCCGTCACGGCATCGCGGAGCGGTTCGGGCTGGATCTGCGCGAGGATAAAAACGAGAGCGACTTCGATCGATGCAAGGGCTGGTTGATGGAAGCCAGGGCGCTCGGCAGGTTGGAGGATCTCTTAGCCGTCGCGAGGGATGCGAAGCCGTGACAACAGACAAATCCCCAGACCCAACGAGCCGGCGGCCTCTCGTCATCGAGGTGCTGCTGGATGGCGAAGTCATCGCCACGGGAACGTGCCCGCCGGAAATACGCGACCTGTCCGCGTCGATCGGGATGCCTTTGGTGCCGGCGATGCTCCGGCGGATCGCCGATAAGTGGGAGGCCGCCCAGTGATCAAACCGGGAAAAGGGCTGCTTGGATCAGCCGTGGATGAAGACGATCCCTGGGCGGATCGCGTCGATCGTCTCCAGCGCGGCGTGGGCGATACCGATTCCACCATCGACGCGCTGAAACCATCCGACCCAAACATCGATCGCGCCATGGAGACAGACGATGCCGCCCGTCTCAATCAGGCGCCCAACTACCCGGTGGAAGGCGCGCTGCCGGTGAAACTGTTGCGCGCCATCCAGGCGCTACGCGCGGGAGGTCTGCTATGAACCTCGTCCTCCTCATCATCATCTTGCTGCTGCTCTTCGGCGGCCTCGGCGGCGGGTATTACGCCCACAATATCTACGGCGGCTGGTACGGCCCTGGTGTCGGCATCGGCGCGATCCTGTTGATCATCCTGCTGTTCATCCTGCTGCGCGGTTACTGAACAGTGCCGCTCAGCGCCGAACGCCTCATCCAGTGCGAGGCGGCGAAACGCTTCATCGCCGATCCGCACTTCAACGCCCTGCTGGACCGCATGGCCAACGAGGCGACCAAAAACGCGGTCTTCCTCGAGGACGCCTCCAATCGCGAGGCCGCCCGTCAACTGGTCCTGGCGCTGCGCCGGATCTGGCAAGAGCTGGAAGCCGACGCCGAGGCCCCCGAGGCGGAAGCGGCGACGACCCTGCATTCCCAGAGCATGGAGTAGCCCATGGCGTCTTTACTTGACGAGGTATTGGGTCAGGCGGGCGGGGATACGGCTCCTCTCCTCCAACTTCCCGATGAACGCCCGCCGTTCCTCCAGCCGGATCCGCGCGCCGATGCCCTCGGCCAGACATTCCAGGCCATCGTGGATTATGAGAAGCGGAAACATCAGGAGGGCGTCGATGCCGGTAACTGGGAGGGCGGCTGGCCATGGGAAGGCGGCCATCCGACGTGGAAAGCCGCGCGGGAGGGTGTGGACGCATACGCCCAGGGGATGCAGGCGGGGACATTGAAAGGCCCAGGGCCTTTCACGACGTATCAGGGCTCGCCGCACCTCTTCGAGCCGACCCCAAAAAACCCGCTGGGTGAGTTCTCCAACACCAAAATCGGCTCCGGCACGGGCGGGCAGTCGGAGGGGATGGGCCATTACACCGCCGAGAATGAAGCGGTGGCGCAACATTATCGTAAACTACTGGCCGGTCCCCGCGCCGATTACGCCGGCGAGATTTCGCCGGAGTTCAGCGCGGTCCTGAAAGCCGAGGATTACCTTGGTTTCGATACCCCAGGGCAGGCCATCAACGCGATGCGGACACATCCCGACTGGGCGACCCGTTGGGACCCCGTGAACCCAGGAGCCCTCAAGGCGGGTCTGGAGGCCCATGACGCCGTGAAGTATGCCGGCCAGGGCCATATGTATGAGGTGAAGATAAACGCTGATCCCGACAGGTATCTGAACTGGGACAAGCCTCTTTCTCAACAACATCCCGATATTCAGGCGTTCGTCGGTAAGCTCGCTGGTGGCTCGCCCAGGCTGGCCAAGCATATGGATGAGGTGCGGCGCGGCATCTACCCGGAGCCGACAGGCAAGGAATTGTATAACGCCGTCCAGTGGGAGGCGCGCGCCGCCGGTGCTGAAGAGGCAAAAACAGCCGCCGCCGAGATGCTTCGTGAAGCGGGTATTCCCGGCGTTCGTTACCTCGACGCATCTTCCCGTACCAAGGGGGAAGGCACGCACAACTACGTCACCTTCGATCCCGCCAAAATGGAGATCATCCGACGTTACGGTCTCGCCGGCCTGATGCTGGGCGGCGGCGGTCTCCTCTCACCCAACAAGCAAGAGCAATAGTCATGGCCTCTCTGCTGCTTCCCGATGACCAGGACACGCCCACGCCATCATCGGGCCTGCTGGGCGCCGTGATCGACCAGGCTCCGTCCGCGTCCCCGGCCTATAAACCCCCGGCGATTCATTCTTATTACCCAAACAATGATTACGTGAAACGCGGCTGGGCGCCGGAACAGTATCCGGTGGAAGCACTGGACGCGCTCGCCCAGGCCGAGGCGCGCGCCGTGAAGACCGGAGTTTTGCCGCCCCAACTCGCGAAATACTTCATGCCGAACCAACTGGTCGAAAACCGCCCGGAAGACTTCGGCATCGTGGCTCCTCCGTCGGTCGAAGCCGGACAACCTGATCCTTACGCGGATCATGCCCGGAAGATGGGGCTCAGCCTTACGACCGTTCAAACGCCGTATGGGGACATCAGGAGGTATCCTGATTATCGAATTAGTTCCTTCGACGATCCCACGAGGGTTCAGTCGTTACCCATGCAGGCCAGGATGACCGCCATGTTTCTCGCGGCGAAGCCGGGTGCGACAGCGGAGGACAAGATCAAGGCGTGGAATGGCGCGGGGCCGGGGGCGGATAATCATCTGATGAAGGTTCGCGCGATGAATGACGCGCTCACGGCGATCCCCGGAAATAAACCTTTACTGGACGCCTATCGGGCGCTGGTGAAGAAATACTCGATGGAACAATAACCATGTCCGAATCCACTTCCACCCCCTCCGCCCCAGCCCCTTCGTCCACACCGGCCGCCACGCCCGCACCAGCCCCAACAACCCCCTCAACCGATTCCGGTGTATCGCCGCCGGCGAATGACCGCCCGCCGATCTCCGTCTCCGAGGCGGCGCGTCTGTTGTCGCGCCAGCGGCGTGAAGGCGCACCCCCTCCGCCACCGACGGTAACTACCCCCGACAGGCGTCCACCGGCGGCGGAACTGGCGAAAGCAGCCCCACCTACTCCTCCAACACCGCCAACACCGGCCCCCTCGCCACTCAGCGCGATGGAAAAGGCCCTCGGCGTGCCTCCAACGGCTCCGCCATCGCAAGAGTCCACCCTCCAGACCCCTCCGTCCCCCACCGATGGCCTGTTACCCGGCGAAATCGAGATCGAGGGCCGTAAACTGCGGACCATGGCGGAGCTGCGGAAGTACGCCGCCGATAAATCGGCTGATTACACCGTTAAATCGCAGGAACTGGCGACGGAAAGGCAGGCGCTGGCGGCCGAACGCCAGCAGATGCGGGCTCAGCAGCAGGCGCTGGCTGAAGTCCTTCCCCATATCCAGCCGGAGCTGCTGCGCCTTCAGGAAATGGTCCAGAATCCGCCTCAACCGCCTGATCCCTCCCTGATCGAGACCAATCAGCAGCAGTATCTGCGCGAGCGCGCCCAGTATGAGCACGCCCTGGCCGAGCAGCAGCGGCTGTTCAGTCTCAATAACCTCCAGAGCG